TTTGGTTAATACTACTGATATTCCTTTTAGGTTTTATCCTTGTCTTGTGGCGGGGTTAGCGTACTACATTGCAGTAAAACGTGCACCTGAACGTGTGCAGATGTTGAAAACCATTTATGAGGAAGAGTTCCAACGAGCAGCGGATGAGGACGAAAACCGCACTCCGCTTAAACTACAACCTAGTTTAAGTTATTTGAGGGTCTAATGGCATTCGCTAGTGGTAAAAAGGCTTGGGGTATATCTGACCGTTCAGGTAAACGTTACCGTCTTTCGGAGATGAAGAAAGAATGGAATGGTTTACTTGTTGGTCCAGATGAGTGGGAAGAGAAGCATCCGCAGTTGTTTCCTCCTCGGGTAGGACCTGACCCGCAGGCTCTTAGAAACCCTCGTCCAGACAGAACAGAACCTGCGGTGGAAGTATTGCTTCGTAACAACCCTCTGATGTCAGGGGGCGTAGGAACAAATGTTATAACGATATTAGAACCCGGGCATGGTCGCAGCACCTCTGATGTTATTCGGTTGCGGAATGCAGCACCGTTTGATGGGTTTACCCTGCTTGTGCTAAATGACGCTAACGGTTATTCAATTACTGTGGTAGACACTGACACGTACACAATATCTGTGTCTGATACGGCACAAGTAGGTGGGCTTCGTGGTGGAGGTGATTTTGTTTCCGCAGGACCCATTACGGTGGAGGCATAGATGAGTTTTACATACGGACAGTTAAAACAGGCAGTTCAGGATTACACAGAGAATTACGAGACGACGTTCGTAAACAATATCCCTGTGTTTATTCGTCTAGCCGAGGATAAAATTTTAAAGCAGGTGCAGCTAAACCTGTTTAGAAAAACTCAGACATCAAACTTTGTTGTTGCGAGTAAGTACCTTAACTTACCTACCGATTTCTTGGCGCCATACTCCTTATCTTTTGTTAAAGACGGTGAGAAACACTATCTAGAATTTAAAGATGCAAGTTTCGTTCAAACCTATTCCCCCGATCCATCCGTGCAGGGTGACCCTAAATACTACGGTCAGTTCGACAATGTGAACTTTATTTTAGGTCCCACACCCGGAACAGCATACCCGTTTGAGTTAAGCTATTACTATGCGCCTATCAGCCTAACTGTGGATTCAGGCGGGGATGACTCTACAAGTTGGTTGAGTATTAATGCTGAAACCACACTGCTTTATGCTACGTTGGTCGAGGCAGGTGTGTTTATGAAAGCAGAAAACGATACTATGGCGATGTATATGCAGCGTGTTCAAGAAGGGCTAGCACAGTTGAAACAGTTGGGCGAAGCGAAACAAACAACCGATTTGTATAGAACAGGTACTGTTATACGGTCTAAACAATGATTGATGTTAAAGTACACACAACAAATAATCGGGGCCATACACCAGAAGAGATCGCTTCGTTTTGCGTAGACAAATTGATGCATGTGGCGGATACCGCGCCTCCTGTAATTAGGGACCAAGCAAGAGCGTTTAAAAGCTCTATGGAATCTGTTATAGCAGAGTATATAAAACAAGGTATTCTCAGCGATAGGACAACTGTGTATAATGCCTTAAAAGACGCAGGTCATCCCGAGCTTGCCGAACTGATTAGGAGAATGTGATGTCGATATCCGCAGGTTTGACCACTTCGTTTAAAGAAGAGCTTCTTTTAGGGGGTCATGACTTTAGTAACTCAGGCGCCTCCGCAGGAACGTTTTGCATATCTATTTATGTGAACTCCTCAGACGTACTAGATGAAAACTTGACTGCTCCACCGTTTGGGGCGGAAGAAATTCCGAGTACAGGTGTTTCTGGTGCAGGTGGGTATACGGCAGGTGGTTCAGGTGCAGCATTTACGGACAACAAATTAGTTGTAGGTACGGCTCCTACTAATGGCGGTTCTGGTTCAACCATCTACACCAGTTTCTCGAACAAAACTTTTTCAGGTGTGACCGTTACAAACGCTAACTCTGCGGTAATTTATAACGCTACTCCTTCTGGTAATGCTTCTGGTAGAACGACACCTGCGATAGCAGTTCTGAACTTTAACGGAAACAAAAGTGCATCAGGCGGCGACTTTACAATTCAGTTTCCGTCTCCATCAGCGTCAACGGCGATCATAAGGATTGCGTAATGTCTAAGGTCTTCGACAGGGTAAAAGAATCCTCAACAAGCACAGGCGTAGGAAACATATCGCTAAACGGTGCTGTTCCGGGGTTTCAATCCTTCGCTAATGTTTTGAGCGTAGGAGATAAAACGTTTTACTCTATCGTAGCTGATGACAACACATGGGAAACAGGTATAGGCACATACTCAAGTGCGAACACCCTAGAAAGAAGTACAGTCTTTGAGAGTAGTTCAGGGGGATCAAAGGTCAGCTTTGCATCTGGCCCTAAGTCTGTGTTTATTAGTTACCCCGCGAGTAAGTCTATAACGAAAGATCAATCGATAGCTCTATCGATAGCATTAGGATAAGAACATGGGCAAGAGACTGATATTTGATTACACGTTTGATGCGTCAGCTAAAACGATCACACTAAAAGATGTGTATGCTCAAAAACGTTTTTTGCTGATCACAAACGTTACGACTGGAGATATCATCTATCAGTTCAACGATGCTGCGCTTGGATTTAGTAATATATCATTCGACTACGCCGAGTTTAAGACCACGGTCACTTTGTCGTTTGACACAACAAGCATGAACGATACGGATGAATTACAAATCTTACTTGAAGAAGAAAGTACCGATATTACGGTAAACGATAGGTTTGTAGACCCAGTTTCCAAGATTCGTGTTTCAAACCCAGAAAACCTCATTGATACCGACTTTGAATATGGTTTGCAGTCCACCAAATGGGAGACACTGGAACTTACGAACAACATCCCAACGTTCTTTGCTCGGAACGGTGATTTTGACATCGGTGTCACAGACATGACTGTCGTTGGGGGCAGCAACATTGTTACAGTGCAGTGTAGCGAAGAACACAACCTACAACGTGGCGCCCCTATTATTGTTCAGTCTTCTGGAAGTGCTTCAGCGGACGGTGGTTTTGTTGTTTCTGCCGTTCTCACAGGGACATCGTTTAACTACATTGCTAAATCTACCTTCTTACAGACTAGAAGTATTAAGGAAACATTTACACAGTTGTTCCCCGGGTCTGTTTACTCAGGGACAGAATTTAAACTTACAAACATCGGTGGTATAACAACGGATAGTGCCAACCCTAGCACACTTACTGTTAGCACTGAGTTTCCAACAAACTTCAGCAATGGCACAAGTATGGCTTTGTCCAATACGTTTGCTAAATCTACGCTAACATTTGATACAGATAACGCAGTAATAGAAAACACTACCGATTTAGATATTAGTTATACTAGCGCAACAGCAACTGGAGAAACCGAGGGATTTCTACAGGGTGGCGTTGCAGGTGTAGACTGGTTGCCTGACGAAAATAGAATGGGAGTCTATTACTTTACTGAAGATCAGTTGGTGATTGATACGACTAACGAAAAGATCACGACCCCTACCGCTCACGGGTTTAGAACGGGCGATCTTGTCTGTTACATCGGTGATTCTGGCACAAACACTGCGATTGGTGGTTTGACCTATATGAGGTCGTATTTTGTAAATCGGCTGAGTGACACAGAATTCCAACTACACAGTTATCGTACAACTTCGTCTACAGGCGGACGGATGAACTTAACTGCGCAGGGTGTGAACGGCGGTGTTTGTCGGTCTTGTTTTGCAAAAGCGTGGTGGCAGACATATTACTATGGCTATCGAAACACTACATGGTATCGCGATGGTACTGCGTATCTGTACGTTGACACTTCGTATGATTCGTTAAGTGCGAACGTATATGGAACACTTGGGTACGCTTACGCTAGCAACCCTGTATTTGCATCTAGGATTAACACGTACAATCACAGTTACTATACGGAAGCTACTTCTATATTTAACTGCAATAACCAAAACGGTACGTACGATTATTACCTTCGCGCGGTGTATACATACAATGGTTACATCTACCAGTACTTTAACACATCGGGTAGCAGACACTTTTACTACAATAACAATAGTGGCGATGTTGCGTGGGTTCCCACAATATTTAAAGCAAACAACTGTTCCATGTGGCTTCCTAACCACGGGATTACGGAGCCTGTTATTGGGACGGTCACCGCTACAACAGGAACCTTACCTACCGGGTTAAGTAGCGGCAGCAAGTACACTATTATTCCAGTTAATGAAAACCGTGTTCGGTTTGCCACAACAAGTGGCACTGATATTATTTTCACTTCAAATGGTACAGCAAATCTAGTGTATCGAGTACAGGCAACTCTTCCAAACGAACTAGGTAACACCCTTGGAATCCCCGGTAACACTCTTTTAGAAGGCGCGGCAATCCAGTACCAGACAGATGGTGGTACAGCTTTAGGTGGGCTAACAAACAACAACACTTATTATGTTGCGTTTAAAAAAGGCGACAACTTTAAGCTGTCTACTTCAGCCAACCCATATGGGGCTGTTGGGGTTTGTCTTGCGCAGAGTTCTTCTTATTGGGTTAACACAAACGGTAACTACTTGCGGATTGATGGGACTAATCCATTCACACAAGGTGATGCGGTACAATACTCTTCATTAGACCCAATTAAAGGTCTGAACAATGGTCAGATTTACTGGGTGCAGCCGAGTGGTGCATATATCTATTTGTACAACAGTCGAGCGGATGCGATTGGTGGTCTAAGTGCTAACAGAGTAGACCTTGTGGCTCGTGGCAATGACCGTGGTACATTCACAATTGTTAATATCATTGACTTAACATCGAAACCGTCACCCGCCGAAACTCAGACGTTGCTTGCGGATTATGTCGGCGCGGCGGATGGTAACTACACCGTTGCGAGTACCGCATCGGATGGTTTGTCGTTTACCTTTAACGCAGGTAATGAGATTGATGCTCGTACAACTACGGTTGTTTCACAAGAAGTCTTTGTGGCAGATTTAAATGCTCTTTACATTAAAGACCACGGTTTCATCACAGGTGACTCAGTTGTATATACAACAAGCGGCACAACAAACATCAATGGTTTGAACAGTGGTACTACGTATTACACAATACGTAAAAACAAAGACTTCCTCCAATTTGCTACAACCGAAGATAACGCTGTATTAGGTACGGTTATTGCTTTGTCTGAAGCAGGTAGTAGTTCGGGCGAGGTTACGGGAACAATAACACTCCAACCAACTACGATTGTTGGTTCGTTTAATGGTGCGGGTACAGTTACCTTTGCCGGTGGTTCAAACACGCTAAACGGCGAGGGAACATCCTTCACGTCGTACTTTAATAAGGGCGACATACTGTTCGTTAACATTCCTGAGACAACGCTAACTACAGAGATTACTGGGGTAAGTACTTCTCCAGACACCTTTACAGCGACGGATCATGGTTTGAGTACAGGGGATGTGATACGGTTCTCGGGAGACGGTGCCCCCGCAAACATCAACTTTAACAACCTGTATTTTGCTTCAGTGGCTTCAAGCAGTGCATTTAGTGTTCACTACACTAGAACTGATGCGCAGGCTGTAACAAACAAAATTCAACTTTCGACGATTGGTACGAACGCATTTGTTACGGGTATGACCGATACAGGTGACATTCACGAAGCTCAGATTGATTACGTCAACTCTGACGGTTTGATTACTACGTCAACAACATTCCCTGCTACAGGTCAAAACAGCGTTAATTACCTACAAAACACGTCGTTGTTGCTTCGTCCTGATGGATTTGCGTTGCACCGTCCATACGATGGTGGGGTGGAACTTATTCCACCTACGAATCCTGACAGTCAGATGATTCGTCAAACGCGGAAATACTTCCGTTACCAGTCTGGTAAAGGTATTCAGGTTTCGTTTGCGGTTAACTTTAGCCCCACATCACAGATCGACAGCTTTACTCGTTCTGGGTCTATCGGAACCATCAAAACTCGATTCCCGCATCGTTTGACTCAGGACTTGATGATAAATGTTTCTGGTTCAATAAACACTGCAAATGATACGTTTGGAACAACACAACTTGATGTGTCAGTGGCTTCAGACCCTATCTCATACACAAATAAGTTTTACGTAAATGGTGAGGCACCTAGTACTTATACTTTGTATGAGGGACGTACGTACAGATTTAACCAGTCAGATTCTTCTAACGCGGGACATCCGCTAAGATTCTCCACAACATCTGATGGTACGCATGGTGGTGGCACAGAGTATACTACGGGAGTAACAGTTGTAGGAACGCCCGGCAGCACAGGAGCATATACTGAGATCACAGTTGCTTCTGGAGCTCCAACTTTATACGTTTACTGTAGTGTGCACTCAGGAATGGGCTTTACAGTATCTACGCCAACAGACCCTGACAACAACAGAGGTAACTTGTGGAATGGTGACCACATTGTTCTATCTATTGTAGACGACTTCACCTTTACGGTTCAGCTAGACGGAGTTCCGTCAGACGGTAATGCCCTTGGTGTTGTCGAATATTATGTTGATACATGGACAAACAGTGCTTTGAGATGTGGTTTGTTCGACGATCAAAACGGGATATTCTTCGAATATGACGGGGGTACTCTGTACTGTTGTCGTAGAAGTTCTATTCGACAGATTTCTGGTTATGCAAACGTCAGTTTCCGTTCAAGTGCCGTAACGGGTATTGATACGAAGTTTCAGTCTCAGTTAAATGTGGGCGATTACATTGTAATTAAAGGACAAAGTCACAGGGTTTCTCAAATCGATGGTGATGACTTAATGTACATTACACCAAGTTATCGTGGTGTCGGTGCGGAAAAAGTTATTATTACTAAAACTGAAACAACGAGGGTTCCGCAATTTGCTTGGAACTTAGATGTCTGTGACGGAACTGGATATACAGGCTTCTACCTAGACATCCATAAAATCCAAATGGCATACGTTGACTACTCTTGGTACGGTGCAGGTAAGGTTCGTTTTGGTTTCAAGGATCAGCATGGTAACGTGCGCTACGTGCACAGTTTCGTACACGGCAACTTCTTCACCGAAGCGTACATGCGTTCAGGTAACATTCCTGCTCGATACGAAATTCAAAACGTAGGACAACCTACATACGTTCCTGCTCTAGCACACTGGGGTACATCCGTCATCATGGATGGTCGGTTTGACGCTGACCGAGCGTATGTGTTTAACGCTACTTCGCCAAACTTAACCTTGTTGGGGCAAGGCGCATCAGGCGCGATTGAGGTTCAAGGTAAAGTTGAGTATACGGGGACATACTATTACTATAGAGGATGGAGGAACTACCCTGCAATCGGTCCTTGTTTACGCTTAGACAGTCCTAACGCAGCATTGGCGTCGTTCTCCGCAGGAACAGCTATAGCAGGGGCTGATCTTGCTCTAGGAACAAAGTTGGCTAACCCAAGCAGCGGCAGCGTCTCACCTTATCAACCGTACCTGCCGTCGATCAGTTCTCAGCTAGACACAAGTAACTTCTCTAGTTCACGAGAAACAAGAAACTTGCTTGTTTTGGATACAGCACCGCTAAGTACAAGTGGTACAAGTTCTACCTACACAGTTGGTACTGCGGGGGATGACATTAACGTTACCAAACAAATTCCGTTGATCAGTGTTCGATTGGCTCCATCAGTGGATACAAGCGCACCCGGATTCTTGGGAGAACGAGAGATCATTAACCGAATGCAGTTGATCCTAAGTAGTGTTGGTATTCTCTCCACGCACGCGGTTACGATTCAGCTAATCCTAAACGGTCAGCTAAGTAACAACGAATGGGAACGAGTTACCGCTCCTAGTTTGAGTCAGCTAATTTCACACAACTCGGCGGACACAATCGACGGTGGTGCGCCTGTTTACAACTTTGAAGCGCAGGGTGGTACGGGTGCCACAGATCGTCAGCCTGTTCTAACTACGGAAGCGTTGGGGGAAATTGCTACACTAGGTAACGCTATTTTGGGAGGGGACAACGTGTTCCCAGACGGCCCTGACGTTCTAACAGTTGTAGCACAGTTGAACGAAGACCCGTCATCTGTTTCTTCTACCAACCCCTTCATTATCTCAGGACGTGTGAGTTGGGCTGAATCACAGGCATAGGGGAGTAAAATGAGCCTTTTTGGAACCTATGCCTTTGCGGAAGCAGCGTACAGTGACGCTTCTTTTAGTGTCATTGTTGACGTTACAGGTGCGCAAGCAACTTTTGCGGCGATACAGTTTACTACTGTTGTCACAGGATCAACGTTTACTGTTGACGAAATCAGCGGTATGCAGACGGCACTTAACAACGATGATACACTTGCGTTGGGTAGTGCTATTGCGCCTGTAGACTGTACCTCAGATACTTTCCAAGCAACTTTGACATTTAGCGGTGGCACTAGAATATTTAACAGCGTCTTTGCTATGACGCCTGAAAGATATCTAGCGTATCCTAAAACGATTACACAAAACCAAAACATCGTTGGCGTTAATGACGCTAAGATTTCTGCTTCTATTGTTGCTCACCTAGAGTACGTGATTGATAATCGTCCGGGGGTGTACGACGGAGGAACGTTAGAAAAAACATATAAGAACATCCCCATGGACCCCAACTTTGTAGGTTGGATCAAGAAAGCAGATATTCTTAGTCCGTTTAGGGTGTCTGTAGGGAACCTAACAAAAGCAAATCGCACTCCTGTTGGCCTTATACCTAGGGGCGCCCCGGCACAAGCAGACATAGATATAATTGTAGATTACTACAATGGGGTGACGTTAGACCCTGAAGTTTACGATAGAGTCCAACAGTTGATTTGGGGTGTGCCGAATGAATTCTTTGAGGATGCACGAACATACACAAACGTCACTAACAGCGAATCCCAGACATACACAGAAGAAACGCCAAATTCTTCTAACACATGGAATGATCTAGTCATATAAGATGGACTATTGTATAGTAGATCAAAATTAGGAGAGCGGTATGCCCAGTACATATAGCGTAAACACAGGATTGGAACTCATAGCCACAGGCGAGAAGTCTGGTTCTTGGGGCTCTATTACAAATGGTAACCTCCAGATTCTAGATGCCGCAGTAAATGGAGCCGTCACGGTCAACCTTACAGGCGAAGGGGCCTCGTATGATCTTGACACCAGTAACTGGTTGGTCAGTGGTACGGATGTTTCTGCGGGACAGAATAAGTTAATTACACTTACAGGGGGCGATGACCCATCTCCTGCGAGTAGAATTACTATTAACATTACAGGGGACGCGGCGGGCACGCCTCGATCTAATCTACAGAAGCTATACTTTATAAACACGTCGTCTTTAAACTATGGTGTTGAGATATCGATTGGCACAGGCGCACAAAAAGTAAACATCGACGACGGTGATTTTAAAATTGTTTACGCTGACGGTAGTGACGAAGTTAAAGCGATCACTGATGATCTAACTGTTAGCTCTATTAAAGTTACAGGTGGGTCAATTGATGGAACAGCGATTGGTGCAACGAATGCATCTACTGCCGTGTTTAGTAACGCTACGATATCTGCGGGTAACATTGACAACACTGTAATCGGCAACACAACTCCCGCAGCGGCAGAGTTTAGTGCTCTTACAGTAGACAACGCAGGTTCTACTTTTACAGTTGCACCCGGCACATCTGGAAGTTTGAATAACGTAGTTATCGGTGGGTCAACGCCTTTGGCGGGTTCCTTTACTACAATTAATGGTACAAACATAACTGGCACAGGCAATCTTCAAATTGATGGAAATACCACACTTGGGGATGCGAACACCGATACGGTAACGGTCAACGCAAAAATTGCGTCTAGCTTACTTCCGTCTGGCACTACCATGGATTTAGGTTCGGTGTCAGATGAATGGCGTAACTTATATGTTACGGGTACAGCTAACATTGACAGTCTTGTAGCTGACACTGCGGACATAAACGGCGGGAACATCGATAACACCACGATTGGCGCGACGGGCGCAACCGACGGAACGTTTACAACTCTTAATGTTACTACCCTAAATGCGACTACCGTAAACGGCACTTATTTTTACGAAACCCAAACATCTCCTACGTTAGATGGCTTCGCTACTTTTACGTTAGACGCTAATGTAGCTTCTGTTTTCTATTGCACACACAACACAGTGGGGGACATTACATTTACTTTCACAAACCTGCCTGCGAGTGGAAAAATGTTTACCGCAACAATTATACATAACTACACGGGAACAGGTGCTCGATCAGGTCTTACAAACTGGCCTAGTGGTACAAAATGGCCTAACGGAACACAACCCTCGGACCCCGGGCCTGATGAAACAGACATCATATCTATGTTTACTTTTGACGGGGGGACAACGTGGTACGCAGGACTCTCTGGCATTAATATGTCATAGGAGCAGACATGGCGAACGCTCGTAAACTTTGGGCCTTAAAAACAAGCCTTAAACCTATATCAAATACGGAAGGTCGGCCTGATATAATTGCGCCGCCCGGTTGGTCTTTTTATTCCCCCCAAGGAACAGGTGACGACGAAGTAATTGCGTATACTGGAGGTAAGTATACGCAATATGATCCCAGTGGTTACTTGTACGCCGAGAAGACAGACTTTTACGACGGTGCAAAGTACGGCTTTTCCGTAAACTACGGAGAGTTGGCGTGGCTAGATTTTACAGATTATTTTAGAGGCACTAAGTCTGAAG